AATCACTAACGCGCATCAGTCGAGCCCCCTTCTTCGGGTTAATCTCTAGCGCGTGCAATCCATTTTCTAGTTCAATTATAACAGCGACATGGATGCACAAAGGCCCACGGAATACGGCTGCGATTGCCCCATGTTCGGGCGGGCACTCTTCCATTGAGGCTGATTCTTGTTGATAGGCGCGGGTGAATTCTTTTGGCTGAGTGTTCCGGATTGAGCCGAATGATGGGAGCAGGCGTTTGCCGCAGTGGTGGTGGCGAACATATCTACAGAGTCCGTAACAGTCCCACTTGTCAGGACCGCGAGCGCCGTCTTCATAGGTTGACGAGAGAAATCTATTTATCCACTCCATTAGAGATACTTCAGCCCCGGAGCAAAACCCGAGGTGTACAATTCGCGAGGCCAGGCGAAATTCAGAATATCAGCAAACCCAGCCTCAATCTGAACAGTAGTCCCCGTGACATTCCCGCCAAGCACGGTCGCATAGAACGGCTTCTCAGACGGGGTAGTCAGGTCCACATCCAAATACCGCCGAAACGTAAGAGTGATACGCGACTCTGACTCCATAGCAGTATCAATCAACCTCTGAGCCTGACCAGTGACGTTATCAATCGCAAAGTTCAGAGTCTGACTGCCTTGATTGCTCTTCTTTGGAAGCGCAATGGATATAGGTGCCGACATGAAGTCTTTGTAGGTAACACCATCCAGCCCAAGCGTCATCCCGCCAATCTCATAACCCCTGACGAGGTAAATTGATTCAGGCCACGCAGGACAAGAAAGTTCAATGGTGTCGATGATGCATTCGGAGCCCGCCGATGCGTATACTCTCTCGATTAGAGTGCTCAAACTCCCTGCCTCCTAGTCCCGGTAATCTGGTTGGTTGCGCGGCTAGTTCTGCCGTCACCCATCATGTCGCCAACAATTGTATCAATAACCCAACGACGATCTTGCTCGCTGAACTTCGCGGTGGATTCCATTGTCTGGCCGCTGTAGTTGTGGTTGTTTATTACAGGGGCGTTACCGGCTGCACTTGCGCCGCCTGCCGTGGCGTCCTTATTGCTTACCACTTCGCCTCGGCTGTTCGGCATCATATATTGGCGACCGTTTGCGGCGTTGAATACTTCAGGCGCGCCGGTTTCGTTCACGCGATACATTTCATTTGCCTGAACCGGACCACCCAATGCGCGGCCAGGCGCAGCTACCGATGCAATGTTGCCAACCAGCGATGCAGATGCAGCAGCTACAGAGGCCATTGCAGCAAGGTTAATCGGCCACGGGTTTGCGGCGGCAAGGGCGATGCCCTGCTGAATGGCAATGGTCGCAGACGCGATTGCAGCTGCCTTCTGGGCGACAAATGCAACACGGTATAGCGCCGACTGTTCGCCAAACGCATTTTTCATGATGTCCGCGACACCGCCAAACCCTTGCTCGGCGGCATTCAGGATTACTGAATTCCTAGCAGTGTCGATTTGATTCATTCGGTCAGCGTGTTGCTGAGCCATCTGCTCTTCTAGGGTCTGGTATCCACCCATCACCTCAATCTGAGCCGCCTTTGCTTCGTTGAGCCGAGTCATCTGATCGGCATAGCGCTGCACTTCGGCTTCGGCTTCAGCCTGATATCGAGCCGCCTGGTTATCGAACTCTCCACCAGATAGCGGATCTACCGTGCCAGTTACTTTCTTTTTGGCTTCCTCTGGAGTGCCAAACTCTTTACGCTTAGCCTGTAGCGCATTCAGCTTTTCAAGCTCAGTACCTAGCGCCTTGACGGACTCAATATCCTCCGCAGTGGCGTACTCATTCAGGCTAAGCTCTGCCTTTCGTTCGGCAAGCTCAGCAGTCGATAGGCCAGCCTGATATATTGCCTCCTGCAATGCGTCAATGGCTTTGAGATTCTCTTCGATGCCTTTCTTTTCTTCTTCCGCTGATTTTTTGGCGAGTTTCTCCGCTTCTGTTTTCTGTTTCTTGTTCGTCTCTCCTAGCAGTTTGGTAGCACTTTCAAGCTTGTAGATTTCTTCGCCAAGAGACGCAGCCTCGGCCTTCTCTTGCTCGGTTGCAGCGCTACCTAGCTTCTGAATTGCCTGAAGCCTAGCTTTGGCTTCTCCTGTAAGTTTCGCCAAGGCTAACTGGTCTTTCAGAAGGTCAAGCGCTTTCTGACCATCTTCAGTGGTTGTCGCAATGGGCGATGCTGCTTTGACTGGATCTTTGGCAGGAGCTTGTGCTGGGTTGGCAATTTTATCTTGGGCGCTTGCAATCTCAGCTAGGCGAGCGGTTCGGATAGCCAGCGCCTGGTTTACATCATCAAGCGCCGCCTTGACCTTTGTGTTTTTCTCGGCAAATTTTTCAGCCGACATAAACGACTTGTCGTTCGATAGGCTGTTGAAGTTGTTGCGCGCCACAGCGAGCTGGCCGTTCAGATCAGAAATCTGCCCTTGAATCTCCTGGGCTGACCGTGAAAGCTGGTTAAACGAAAGCTTCTCAAGCGAGCCATTCAGCGCATCCACTTCAACGCGTGCAGCGGCTGATTCCTTGGTGAAGATGGAGACAGCAGTTGCCGCCAGCAGGAATACGCCAAGAGGGCCGCCGAGGAAGGCAGTGGCCTTGCTGAGCAGGCTAATAGCTGCGGCTGACTTAGTAGCCACACCCGCGCTAGCAGTGATTGCAGAATTGAGGCCATTTGTTGCAGCGGTAGCTCTAGCTTCTGCTGCTGCCAGTTGGTTAGCCTGCTCAGTGCTTGCCTTCAAGCCAAGCGCTGACGCTTGCAGAGCCTTGACTTTTGCAAGCGCCGCCTGCGCCGCTGCATCCTCAGACTTTGCAAGCATGAGGTTTGCGCCAGCAGCAGCCTGGGCCGCACCAATCTGCTCAAATGTAACCTTGATCGCCGTAGCTTGTGCTGTAGCGTAACCAGCAAGCCCAGTAACAACTCGGCCAGTAATGATGGCTGCGAAAGACAGCGCGGCACTACCCGTCACTTCAAAGAAAGAGGATAGCGATTCCTGATTGCTGCCGAACGAGGACAGCATATCTGTTAGTTGGCGGGTCAAGTCGCGCAAAGTAGAGTCGGACAGATCGCCAATAGCAATTTGCAGTGTCTCGAATGCGCTGGACAGGTTAGCTACATCGCCCTTCAAGTTGTCTTGGTTGACGGCTGCCTGTCGGTACGCTTCGGATGTGCCTGTGATTGCCGTAGTCACCTGATCCATCGTGCCACGGAACTGCAACATAACCTTGGCGACGGTGATGTTTTCACGGCCAAACAGCTTGACCATCTGAGTATCGTCAAGGCCGGCTTTCTCAAGGTTAGCCAGAGCAGTAGATAGACCGACAACCGAGGGCCTTAGCTCCGACTTTACTTGAGTGTTAAGGATGGTCAGGACGTTACGCAGCCCTGTACCAGCCTCCGCACCTTTAATCTGCCCCTGAGCAAGAGCTTGCACTGCCCCATTGAACTGCTCGAAGTTCAGGCCGGCTTGAGCCGCAACAACACCAGCGTTCTGCATGGCCGCAACGGTGTCGTTGATCTCCGATGAACCCTCTTTAGCGCCAGCAGCTAAGACGTTGATCACGCGCCCAGCCTGATCAGCGCCTAGCTGGAACTGATTCAGCGCGCCAGTCAGTGCCGCTGCTGCTTCAGGGAGCGTGCTGCCTGCCGCCTCTGCCAGCGTTACCGCTTGCTGAGTAACCGCCTTGAGAGCATCAGCAGACTTCAGCAGCTCAGGAGATGCAGAGCCGATCAGCTTCATTGCCTCGGCTGCTTGAGACGCGCTCAAGGACGTAGAGCCGCCAATGTCGATAGCTGCCTGACGGAAGACCTCTAGATCCTTGCCTACAGCGCCAGTCAGTGCAGATAGGTTGGAGATGGTTGCGTTGAATTCCATCGTCACGGCAATGGCTTTCTTAAACTCGTTGACCACGGCAGCAACAGACAGGACGCCGGCAATTGAGGTCGCCAGCTTGTTCAGCCCGCCACCTAGCTGCTGAGAAGCCTTATCAGTGTCGTCAAACGATTTCTGCAAGCTATCAAGCTGCTTGTCGGCGACCTTGCCACTAGAAACAAGCTGAGATGTTTCTATGTTCGTTGTGTAAGTGATGGTTCCAAGGTTGCTCATTTTTTCACCTGATACTGACGCAATCTGTTGATTTCAGCGAGGCGAGACATTGCGTCGTCGTGCTCTTCAACTGGTAATGTTTCCGGCTTGCCAAACTTGGATTGCATGGCGCCAGAGAATTCGGTCATGGTCATGTTCCAGGCTTCTTCGCTGGATACGCCTAGATGCGCAACTGCCTGAGCAACGAACTCGCGAGCCTTGAATTCCGGAACGTATTCCTGTTTCGGCTTTTCTAGTAGGCGTCCTTCTGGCTTTAGCCCAATGATCCCGTCATGCATCAGGGATCGAGCGAGATGAACCATGTCAACGGAAGGCATCGCGCCAGGAACGAACGAGCCCCACCGGCTTCCCATATGACCAAGCAGCGGAGTAACGTCGTCATCGCAACAGGCTATAAGCACGTCATAGGCAGTCGATATGATCTCGCGCTCCCACGATCTGTACGAAGGCAACGGCCAGATAGGATTGATCTTTGGCGCAGATGAAAGGATGGCGAACTTCTCGACGATTTCAGCCGGAGAGCCTAGCGAATCCATTGCCGATAGCGAAGGCCGGAACAGATAGTGACGCTCGCCAACGTCAACGCCGATCTCGCCTATCGAGGTAATTGGCTTGCGCATTTTTAGCGTCCATAGAATTAATGATCCATTTTATCACTTTGCGCTTGACGGCTTTCGGCGCGGGGATATAATCAGCGCACACACACTGATTCGGCGGATGAAATGCTTACTTTGCTACTGGTTGGAGCGCTTTGCACTGTTGACGGCTGTGCGTACATGGAAACTACAAAGACATTCAGCATTTCCAGTGATGCAGAGTGCGTTCAGATGGCGAATTACCTGAACAATGAAAACCGGATAAACCGGAAAGATCCTCGCTTCTCGTGCCTAGAGCCTTCAAAGTATAGAGCGCTTTCCAGTCGTGAAATGTGACGCATAAAAAAGCCCCGGTTAAGGGGCTTTGTGCATCTACAGAATTTACGAGACGGTAACGCTAGTCGTGTCGGACTTGGTAGGGTCCGAAACCGAAGTTGCAGTGATCACAACCACGCCGGCAGCAACACCAGTTACGCGACCATTAGCGTTAACAGTTGCGGTCGCCGGAGTTGCCGAGGTCCACACGACAGCCTGATTTGCAGCAGCAGGAAGCACGGCAGCATCAAGGTTGGTCACGTTGCCAACAGCTACGGTGGCGGTTGCTGGCGTAGTGACGACGGAGGTAACGGCGATTGGGGTGTCTTCCACGATCACGCTAGCCAAGCCACCTGGGCGAGCAGTAGCGCTCGCAGCGATGGAGTAGGTAGCAACATCGTCATACGGGAACTCTTGGCTGTACTCAGTCAGGATGCAGAAGCCGATAACGGTGTTGATCGGGCCAGTCAATCGCAGCCAGAGGTACGGTTGCGGATCGGTAACGAAGTGATCAAACAGAAGTTGCTGGTTAGCAGTGGTGCCGTCGTCGCGCTTGGTAACGCCATCAATCGAGACCTCGAAGGTCTTGTAGGTGATCAGTGTGTCACGGAAGCCGCCTACAGAGTCGTCCGCAGTCGCGTCAACAGTGTCGGCGCTCATGGTCAGCGACTTGTTACGAGCAGCGCCCAATGGCAGCCACGTCAACGTCATCGGATCAACATCACCGCAAGCAAGCGCGAACTCTGCGAGAACGCTCTTACCTACGAATTTGGAACTTGCACAGTTAAGGGCCATTCTCGGCGCCTCCTATAAGGTTGTTG